CTCTGATTCTTTACCCTTCTGAATATTTAACTGGACTTTTCGTTGTCGGGAATCATACCCCCGATCACACATTTCTTTCTCTACCTGTTCTTGCTTGCTCATAAATAACTCCTTGTTTTAATTAACAATTTGAGTTACTTACTGCTACCCTCCCAGAGTGGTGCGAGTGGCCGGACTCGAACCGGCACGACCATTACAGTCTCTGGATTTTAAGTCTTCTTAATCCGCAGATAAAACAAAGACTTAAATATAAAATCGTAGGTAACAGTAAGCATCTCATTAACATCATCTAAGACGCTATAGATGTACTGGATTCTTTAGTATTTAGCACCTTTACAGCTTCATGCAACTGTTTCGGTGCGTGATGAGCATATATCATGGTTGCCTGAATACATTCATGCCCCATCCAATCCTTTACAACACCTAAAGGAACACCCCTCTGCACTAACCTAGTTGCACAAGTATGTCTACATAGGTGCGGTACATACCAATCTTTATCTGTATAGCCAAGATGATCTCTTACCCTATTCCATATAGTTCTCAGCCAATAGCTACTGTAAGGGAAGAGCTTGTCAGTAGGTCTAGCTTTCAGATAATAAGGTCGTAGTATCTTCTGCACCTCATCAGTCATAGGAACACTTACAGGGTTATCGCATTTACGATCAGGAAAAGTTATCTGATTTAAATTAAAATCCACATACCTTTTTTCCAATCCGAACAACTCACTCAGTCTTGCACCTGTATCCATAAGGCACTTAACAAAATCATGATGTTCATAAAGACCCCAATGTAAAAAGGTGCTTAACAAATCATCTTCCATACATTGAGTAAAGTAATGCGTCCTACCTTTTGTTTCCTTTAACCTTTTTGGAAATTTAATCATCGCTATATGACCATCAGAAGACATTTCCTCCAATGTAATCTTCAACGCAGATACTTTTTTATTAATAGTTTTATTAGAGTTATCAAAGGTTTCCCTGTGATAATCAATCAAAACATTAACTAGCGGTTCTGTTATCTGACTGACAGGCAGATCACCTATAGCTTTGATGTTATGGTTCATACGCATGATGTAATAATCAGCGTCAGGCGTTCCACGTTTGCGTCTGTTATATACAGTTCTTACAGCCTGAGATAAACGTGGGCATCTCGACTGCGGGATTCCTCTGGGCATGGAATACTCCTTTAGTAGTAGTTAAGAATGAGAATCAGTTTTAATACAAACTAATTTAAAAAGTCAAGTTTTTTTTAATATCTTCCAGGCATAAATCAATAAATTTAATTCATCAATTCTTGCCTCAGCATTTTCTATACGTTCATCAATCGCTTTTTCACGATCATATCTGTACTTTGTAAGGTTTACTACGTTAGTCATTTGATACTTTGTACTGGGTTATCAATTCAGATAGGTCTTGTAATAGATCATCACATTGATTGCGTAAATCTACGACAGATTCCTCATCCTCATCAATTAATTTAGCAAGTTCCTCCAAGCTGTATTCTCTTGTGCTAAAAGTCTTACGACATTCTTTACAAGTTCTTGACCTCCAAACATAGTTTGCATTAGGTCTTTGCCTTGCTTGGTGTGAAATAGTTTCAACACTTCTGCAGTTAGGACATTGGATCATCTTTATCCTGGTTTCTTAATTGGATTAGTTTTGTATCTAGCTTTTCTAGGCACAGATCCCACGCATCATCCTCGCTGATGTCTAGTTTACTGGCAATAGACTGTGCAAGCTCCCTTAAATGCGTAGCTATCGCTGTAAGGTTGTACGGATAATCTGACATCTACCTACCTCCTAGTTGTATCGAAGCATGCTTCAGACTCTCCCAATACATTCCATCCCCATTGTCATCAATAAGAATAATAGAATGTTTTTCCAGGTCTACACACACATGTTTTATAGTCCTCCCGTCATCCTCACTTGATAAAGTTATACAACTTCCTATAAGAAATTCGATAGGGATATTTGAAAAGTTTTTTACTTTCATAATTAAATAAAATTCTGGGACAATAGACTCAAATGAGCCTGTTAAAAATTCATATCTAGAAAATTCTTAAAAGGTCCATTTAAAGTTTCGCTAAGGATAATAAGCAACTAACAACAATAAAAAAAAAAGAAAGAAGCCTAAAATTAATTAGGCTTTTCATCTTCTTTAATATCAAGAGCTTTATATTCTGCTAGTAGCTGTTCATTAGTAAGCTCCATTTCAAAATACAGTCTCTCAATTTCTGCACGTTTAGCAGCTTTTAATTCTGCTTCACTGTCGTATTTGTCGTTAGACATAATTAATAATTAGTAACTGGGCAGTGTTCGTAGCTCTAAAGAACTACTAAGATCCTCTTATTAAGAGAACCCTTTAAAAGGTCCGTAGACCCTTTAAGGGATTGTCTAAAAGTCTTTCAGTCCTAGTTCGGATAAAGCGTATTTATGAGGGAACTCATCAAATAATTTCTTGTATTCATACATAGCATTATTTAATTTATCCCACCTTTTAGCTAGTTCTTTATGTTTTCTATAACTTAAAAGACTTGTAGCTTTTCCTATTTGTTTTTGTAATGTTTTTGAATAGCAAGGATTTTCTTCAATAATAAAATTAATATTTATTACTGGGCATTTTTCAGAATGACTTAATAGTATTTCTAAACCTTGCCTACCCCCTGAGTTGGAATAGTCTAGTCGAGATATATAAGAACATGAGTTATTACATATTTGTCTAGGAAAATAAGCTTTACTATTCATACACTCCCCATACTCGGTCTTTTTATATGGTCTATCTAAAAATATATTAAGTTTCCTTAATACTGTTTTAGTTAGTTTCTTACCCTCGTATGGCTTTAAAAACTCAATGATCTTATTAAACTCAGCTAGGTCTTCTCTATCCTGATCTAATAGTTTCATTGATAGCTTTTCTATTTGTTGAGAGATACTTAACTTATTAGTTTCCTCAACAGTTAATACTGTTTCCATTTGATTAATTAGTTTCTGGGGCTTAGTACTAACATCTATTAGTTAACTATTAGATAACTAGTACTGACTATCAGTATTACTAAGTGGTGGGCATCGATAAAATAAAATAACAAATATTGAAACAAAACTTTACAATTGACCTATAAATACCTACTAACTGGATTATAAGTCCAGTAAAAACCTAGTTATATCAATTATTTATAGCAACTAACTACTAAATCTACAGAAAAAGTCAACATACAAGGGGGGATTTTTAGTTTTGTATATATGCGTAAACCCTTCAAATTTTTGTTCCAAAATTATTTTATAGACCCTTTTCTAAGGTTACTAATAGGTATCTAATAGTTATCTATAAGAGAACTATAAGATCCCTATAGACTGCCCAGAAGTGTCTTATAGGGATCTTATGTTATTTATCTTAGTAGATAATTCTGTAGGCAGTTATTCTATGTAGGAACTTGTGACTTTGTATTTTTCTGTGGTGTCTAATATGGACTTACCTAAGCAGCAATATGCAGTGGCATATTACTACTTACATTCTTTTGACATAATCTAACTATTATTTATCTATGGTCGCTATCCCCCCCTATAGTCCCCCCCTTTCATGAGAATGGGAGGTATTTATCTACAAGTACGACCTAATAAGAATTGTTTATAAATCCATCGTTAGAGGTATTAGAATTACTTATCTGTTTAGGGGTCATACCTAGTGCTGTTTGTGTAACAGAGTTGTTTAGGTAAGAACCCCAGTTATCAAGGTGAATTGATAGCAGTTCATCTTTACGAGATCTAATATTACGGTCTTCATCAGCAGACATGTAATCAGTCCAGTAGGCAACAGCTCCTGATAGGGCATCAAGGATGTCATCGTGTACTAGAGAACCCCTATGTTTTGTTATACGAGACATTTGATAGAAGAGTTGTAGTTTTAACTTACGCTCTGGAGCTTCGTTGGGGTTAGATCTATAGTCTTTTTCCACTACCTTTCTGTCGATAATTAGTCTGTGAGAGTTCATTACAGGTTCAAGAATGTCTATTATGCGTAGTTCTTTGGTCTTTGTATTGCGTACATCCTGTACTTCACAGGGGTGATACCTCATAAGGAAGGGTTTTAGAAGTTCAGCAAACATACCACCACCCATATTTGACTCAACGAGAATGGTATTTACGTTATTGGTCTTGGCTATTTTAGATAAAGTTGTTAATACTGCGTCACTATATCCACCATTAAGACCACCAGCGTCAGGGACGTATAGATTACCGTTTAGCATCTTTACTACTGCATAACCTGTAGCATCTTTACCCTTCCCTGAGGGGTCAACAAACATCACTGAGCCGGTATATTCAATCCAATCACCAAATTGTTGGGCAGGTCGGTAGAAATGATCACCATTAAAGCCTACACAGGGTAGTTCTTTGATGACATATTCGGGAGAGGAGGACCATATTACCTTTTCTGGAGCATGATCTGGGTTTACTGAGGATATAATCAGGTCTGACAGCTTAAGAGGGTATCTATCTTGGTCTGATAACGAAGTATCTAGCATGAACTGTAGAGAGAACCCAGAACGTCCATAGGAGGCCTCACGTTCCATGAGATCTATTGCAGTGAATCTTTCTGGGTCAACAGGATCTTTAGGCTTTACAAGCTCTTCTTGAAGGCTTTGGGCTAATTTAGGAGCTAGTCTATCCCCATAGTTGTTTTTAAGGTCTGGATAACGTGCAGTCCAGATACGAGTTGTATATCCACGTTCTTCAAGGGTTAGATATAAAGATTGTTCTGTTTGTGGTGTACCGAGAAAGGTTATTTTACCGTTAGGTTTTAGGATGGCATCAAATTCTTTTACAGCTTCACTTAACTTGTCTCTCATCGGTTGGGTAAAGCTGTTGTTTGGTACCTCTACGTCATCAGCAATAACCTCATCTGCTCTACTACCAGCCATCTGTCCTAGAACACCCTGAGACTTTACAGAAGGGGCGTGGTCAGCAGATGCAGGGCCAACATCAAAACTAATTTTTGAGTTTCTCTGAGCGTCTTCTGGACGTAGGGGAGCTAATATTGGCATCTCGTTTATAAGACGCATGGTGAAAGTGGAGAAATTATCTGCTCTGTCTTTACTTGCAGAGACAACAAGGAACTTCAGTTGTGGATTCATCCGTAGTTTCCACACAACGTAGGTGGAAGTTATCCAACTCTTACCCACGCCTCTAAAGGCCTGTATGATCTTTCTACGGGGTCCGTACTGTAAATACTCAGCAATGTCTAATTGAACTGGTGTAGGGTCTGGTAGGTTAAGATGACGCCACGTTATGATTAGGAAGTATCTAAAGTCTTGTAGTTTCTCAGGAAGCGGTTGCATCCTATCTTTCTAGGGCAGGTATCACATCAAGGTCTGGAAGGTTTGACATGAGATCTTCCATTGGACTCTTCTCTGTTGGAATACATTCGATACCATTATCTTTTAGAAGTTGTCTTGCTACGTTAAGATCACCTGGTTTTGCATCTCCACTTCTTACCTTGTCTAACAATTCTTGTATGAGAACAGTATGGAGAGTCTCTAATAATTCTATTTTATTTGGCTTTTCCATAGGTACAATGACTGTTGAAACTAATATACTATTTTTTATCAAACTATGCCCAATACCTTAATAGGTCAACGGTTTAACATCGATGATCGTGTCATTAGAAAATTCACAAAAGGATTTCCTAATAAGTTCAAAATAAAACAAGGAAGCATTACAGAAGCCCTCACAAAAACAAATAAGGTTGGTGTTAAACAATACTATTATAAAGTTTTGTGGGACGATAAAAGATCATCTGAACACGCTCAATATAGTCTTGAATCTGTCGAGTAAAGTTTTTTTAGTCTTATATTTCTTTTTTACTTTTAGGTTCTTAAGGTGATGATGCAAGGCCATTTCTGCTCGTAATAACTTAGTTTCTGTTTCTGTGATACGTTGCATGGCAGCCATTATTAACATATCTTGCAGTTTTGTTTCTTTTATAAGTTCACAACAGATTTCTTTTAAAACAGCATCAGGCATTTCTCTTACCTCTCTTTTTCTTATTTCAATTTCAAGTTCTATCTGAGGAGGTGGGTTGCCGATAAGAATATTAAAAAATTCTTTATGGTTCATTTACCTGGAAATAAAGCATCTTCCAACATATCGCATAATTTATCATCAACATCGTTATCTGTTTTTTCGACACAGGCACGAACAAGATCAAGTGCAAGTTGTCTAATTGCTTTGGATCTAAGAAAGGTAAAAATAATAGGTTTTAAGAGGGCAAGCATAGAAAAAAATATACTACTCTTTACATTATGTACTGATTTGCTAATCTTGGCTTGACTCATTGCATAAGTCAATAAGTCCTATTCTCCCCATCTAGGACTTATTTTATCTTTTAGGTTTTAATTCAACAACACTTATCTCTACTTCTTTTAGTCGGTAAAATATTTCTCTCATATCATCGTGCATGGTATCAATCTTATTTGTTAATAATTCTATAGCTGTTGTGTTACGCACAAGGTCATCTCTTGATTGTCTTCCTCTGTAAGAAATAGAGCCAACAGAAACAAAACAAGCTGTTAATAAAGCCCCACCAACGGCTGCTCCTAGTTCAATCACTTTTCAAATCCTCTATTTATGCCTATTATGACAGAAAAAAGGTGTATGGACGAAAAAGAAAAGAAAGGACCTCTTCAAAAACTGAAGGAAAACATTACTGATAAGGAAGAGCAACTAGCTTTTATATCTGTAATCGTAAGACTTAGTGTTGTTGCTTGGAGTGGCTTTATAGTATCGCTCAACTACATTTCTTTACCTGGTTACAGTAACGAACCAAAAGATATAACGTTTCCAGCTTCTTTACTGACAGGTGCGTTAGCTAGTTTTGGCTTGGAAGGAGCAAAGAAACGTGGTGATGGTACGTTTAAACCTGATGAAAAGCCACTAAATAAGAAAGAAGTAGAAGCGTTACTAGCGTCACAGTCAGGTGGTTATCAGACAGTTAGAATAGAAACACCAATTAAAATTATTGGTGCAGAAATTGTTGATCCCAAAAAATGAAAAAACTATTACCCTTGCTTTTACTAGCATTTCCAACAGCTAGTTTCGCAGACATCACACATTCAATCCAGTCAGTAGCAAGCGTATCTACTCTAGGTGCTAGTGCAACTTCAGAAAGGATTGCAGCATCTATTAGTGTTGCTGGTACGAATGTAACGCCAAATGACGGCACAGCAGGTGGAATAGGATCTCTAAATCTTAGTAGCAATGGTATATCTAATGGTGTTCCAGTAGTTTCAGCAGACACTTCTTTTTCAATTACTACTGCTGGTGATGCGTTCTCTGTATCAGAATCCTATATTTCAGCAGATGCAGTTCCAAGTTTACTATCTGCCACAGTAACTAACGGTGCTGTTCCTTCTCTTCCTTTACTTGGTAAGAACACAGTAATTGCAGGTGGAGATCCTGGTTCTGTAGCAATCACAATGGATAGTGGTGGTGCGTTCACTGTTAACTTGGCTGATATGGGTGCTGGTACAACAGCTACTCTTCAAACCAGTATTACTCTTGGCTTGGATTGATGAGATGGTTATTGCTTTTGTTTATCGCTTTTTATAGTTCAGATGCAAAAGCTACAACTCCTAGATTTGCTGCTAACCAGATGCAATCAACAAGTAAAAGTATCAGTACAATTAACGAAACTATCGTCACTGAAAACTATAGGACAGGCTATAGCTACAGTGTTTCTGGTACAAATATCCAAGTTAAAGATGGTTCTGTCATCTCACCTGATGCAACATATACAACAAGTCAAAGTACAGGTAAAGTTAGTTTTCAATGGGTAACACCAGATCTACCAACCAAACCTCAATGGGAAATGGTTCCAAATTCTTCAGACTTCTCAATAATGGAAAACTTTTTAGCACCAGGTTTAGACGCAGTGTCAGTTATAACCAGAAATCAAACAATAGAAACTGTGCAAGATTCTGTCACGCTATTTCAGTAGCTTTATTATTTTCAAGTCCTACATATGCCAGTACAACAATAAGCTCGCCCTCCTCTCAATCTTCTGGAACGGTAATAAATAATGGGTATCAAACGATAAATGGAAACTTTCCAACTCATAGATTTTCAAACGGAATACAATGTCAGTTACCAACATTGGCTTTCACTCCTTTTATTACTAAAGGAGAAGGGTTCGATACTCCCCGAATTAATAAATCACGAACCAATATATATGACACTACAACGGATAGTGATACAGGTCAGTTGCTTAACCCTGGGAGTATTTTGTATGTCGCAGAACAGGAAAGAATAGATCAGACGAACCATAACTTATCTTATGGAGCGACTTTAAGTTTTCAAATTCCTTTAGGTAAAAGTTTTAATCAAGAGTGTTTGAAGGCTGCACAGGCTCATAGAAAGACACAGGAGTTTATGTTGGAGGCTAAACGTTTAGAGGTAAATCTTAATCGTGCCAAGGTTTGTGGGGCTATGTTGAGGGAGGGTATTAAGTTTGTTGGAGATGATGCTATATCTTGCCGTAATGTTGTATTAACCACGATTCCAGATCAAATATTACCGCATGCTCATAAATTAAAGCGGTAGACAAGTTTAGGTGAGCTTGCCTACCTAGACACCTTATTTGAGCCGTAAATAAAATAAGGTTTTTTTATTCTAGCTTTTCTTTTTTCTTTGTCAGTTTTTTAATGACATTTTTAAAAAAAGTTTTAGAGGCTGCTTTTATTACAGGAATAAGTAATGGAGTAGTGGAAGCAATGAAAGACACAGCAACAATATTAAGAGCAGCAGAAGACGTAGGTAATACTGATTTAAGGAAAGTGACTTCTTCAAGAATCGGGACACAATCATATCCATTATCTGCTCTAATATACTCTTTAATTCTTGAGGTTCGCAGATCTGAGGTAAAACTTCCTACAGGTAATACTCTTGATAAGTCTGGACAAGGTGGTGGTTCTTGTTCTTCTTTCTTTTCTTCTCCCTGTGACATAAACACACCTTTAAGTGGGATGCCTTCTGTATATCTAGAAGAACTTTCAGTTTCTATAGTGTCATTAGGATCGTAGACAATAGATCTGAACTGTTGTTTTTCTGCTTTTGGTGCGGTTGTTTTATCTTCTTCTACAGGAGTTGTAGTTGTTATCGGCCCCTGTGGACAGGTTGCATATTGCTTACGGTTATAAAATACAATAGTTGGATTCTGAGTTATTTTTAAATCTCTATTAACAAGATCACAGGCAGGTTGTAAACCTGTAAGAACATTATCACTAACAAAAGGTACAGAAGGAATATCTACAGTTGGTATCGTTATCTCAGGAACTTTAATCGTAGGCATTTCATAGCTTTGGTAAGCCTTTAGGAATACCTATAGATGGCCCTGTCATATTTGGTAAACCTTTATCTAATACGTTAGGTAATAATCCAGAGACATTACCCATGACTTCTTTCATCAGTTTGGATTTAAACTGTTCTGAAGTTACATACTTATAACCAAAGTACCCTCCACCAATAACAGAAGTTACCATTAGGAATGAAAGAATACTCAAAACTTGACAGATGCGATTTAGCATTTATTTAAAAATTCTAGTGTTACTTTTGATTATAGCTGTAACAATTCCATACGTCACATTAGGATTTATAACAAGGCAAATACCAGCTAAGTAACTAGCTTGTTACGATGGTATTTAGTTTTACAAGCATTAGAACAATATTTTCTTCGTTGTTCAGAGGTAACAAAGATCTTGCCACAACATTTGCATTGTTTTTCTATTACTTGGCAGTGGACTTTTTTGTAGTTTCTTCTTCTGCTCTATCAGCTAAAATCGCATTGATAGCAACTGCTCTGTTCTGTATGTTTTTTTGAACTTGTACAGCTTCATCGTAATTCTTCTGTAACGTTTTAAGTTCTTCTTGAAGTTCTTCTGTTGTTTGACGAGCCATAAATTAATACTTTGTTTTACCTAGTGTAACAGCAGCATCTTGAGCCGTAAAGTCTTCTGATGTCCAGATAGATGTAGTATTATCCTCCTTTTTATAGGCTTTGATAATTTCAAGATGTTCTACGTTTCTTTTGACAGTATCTTTCTGCTCATCTGTTAGAGATGATAAAGCAGCAAGAGTATTGATAAGAGTTACGCTATCTCCAGCATTAGTGAAGATTGTAGCGATTTCGTCTGTGGTACGTTCAGCCATGATAATTAAAAGTGCATTATTTGTATTTTATCCTCTTAACTAGGCTTTGTCGGCCATGTAATATTATCTGGATCGGATTGTGTTGGCACATCTCTAAGAGCTTGACGATAAGTTTTCCATTCATCACTTACAGCAACTCCTGTTTCAGATGCTTTAGATGCAACCCAATCTGATTCTGATAATAATTGATCTCTTTTACTTCTTATTGAAGCCCATTTTTCATTTTTTAATTCAGTTTCAGTGTGTTGTTCTGCATTGAACTTTGCTATTTCCGCATCAGTCATTTCAACTAATACACCATTTACATACTTGTTCATTAGCTCATTTTGTATTTGTAAAGTAAAATTTCAGTACCAGACTGAAAATAGTATCCAGATTCCATATAGAATCTAATACCATTTATAGTTCCGCTAGTATTACTGGAACTAAAGGAGGCATAAATATCGCATCTATTATCCTGTTCTTGTGGGGGATAACCATTAAAATATAGCCAATTAAAAATAGCTGGTGTATGCAGTTCAGCAATAAAACTCATGTATTGAGTACTTCCATCTGTATCACACATTATATAGTTTTGATTACTAAATTCCTGTCCATTATCTCTTCCTTTTTCTCTCCAATAATTAATATTACTTTGATAATTACCACTAGAGTCTAAAAATCTTATTCTTAATGTACTGCCACTACCTGAAAACTTAATTTTTCTAGCAATTATTTTATATATAGCGTTAGTATCTAAACTTGTAAGATCGATCTGTGCTGTAGAATTATCAGATGATATTGTAGTTGTACTAACATATTCCAAAGAACCACCACCACCACTGGCTGCTGCGAAACCAGCTTCACCATTAGCATCGACTGTCAGTACGTGTCCATTAGTAGCTGTAGAATCTTTTACTACAAAGTTAAGACCAGGAATTCTGAATTTGGTAACATTACTATCGCCTATAGTTACTTCATTATCAACTGTGGCACTGCTTGTTGTTGCTTGATAACCAATACAAATGTTATTTTCACCTGTTGTAGTATTATTTCCAGCATAGTAACCCAAAAACGTGTTGTAATAACCTGTAGTTAAATCTTTTCCAGACGAATAACCAATTCCTGTATTTCTTTGACCCGTAGTTAGAGCTAATAAAGTGTTATTTCCATAACCAGTATTTCTATGACCAGTTGTACAATTATATCCTGATTGTTTGCCATAGAAATTATTATGAGCACCAGATATTAGAGAATAACCTGCCTGATAGCCAAAAGAATTATTATGACTACCAGTTGTTAGAGAATAACCTGCGTATGCGCCAAAGAAACAACTTTCAGTACCAGTTGTTATAGCTCTACCACTATTACTGCCAACAACAGTATTACGAATTCCTGTTTGATTATTTAATAAAGCATACGTACCAATACTAACATTATCGTTTCCCTCGGTAGTATTTTGACCAGCTTGCCTTCCTATAAAAATATTGTTAAAACCTGTAGTTAAAGATTGTCCTGATCTTCTTCCTACACAAATGTTTTGAGACCCTGTTGTACAAGTCTCTCCTACTTCTGCTCCTACAAAAGTATTACTGCCACCTGTAGTCAATGCTTTACCGGCATCAAACCCTAAACAAGTATTGTCATCAGCAGTTGTAATAGCAGTACCAGCGTCATACCCAATTAGAGTATTACCTTCTGCATCTGTTCCTGTAAAGCTATCCCCTGCATTTGTTCCTCCTACAGTGTTGTACTGAGAATCAGAACTTAAACCACCACCACCTCCTCCACCTGATTGATCTACAAAGCTAAGGGTTCCACTGCCATCTGTTTTTAGTACTTGGTTAGCAGAACCATCAGAGGTTGGATATGCAAGACCACCTGCTTTAAAACTACCGTTTACTTCTAATACTGTTGAAGGTGAAGTAGTACCAATACCAACCTTTCCATCATTTAATATTGTAAATTTATCACTACCACCAACTGCAAACTTTAGAGGATAACTAGAAGTACCAGAAGATATAGTCCAATCACCATCATCATTTTCAAATTTTAATGAAGCGGTGTTTTGATTATTAGCCCTTACATGAATTGTTGGATTACCAGACGCATCATAGATTTGTAAAAGTTCTCCTGGTGTAGAAGATCCAATACCTACGTTTCCATTTGCTGCGACTCTTAATCTTTCAGTTCCTTCTGTGGTGACTTTAAAGTGACCATCAGAACCAGTATCAACTGTTTCTGCTTCAGTATTACCTTCACTAATTTTATCTGTAGCACCACCACCTGATTGATCTACCCAATCAAGACCACCAGACCCATTTGACTTTAAAACTTGACCGTTAGACCCATATGCTGAAGGTAAAGTGTAGGTGATATTTCCAGAAAAATCAGCGTGAGCAGGGGCTTTTATACTTGCATAATGAGCGTTACTTGATTCACAGTAAAGACGTAATTCAGATTGTGTTCCAGTATTTTTAACACCTAAAATACCACTGGATATAAACTTACTGTTCATATCTAAATCACCACCTAGTTGCGGTGTAGTGTCACCAACAAGATTAGTAAGACCTACGTTTGCACTTGCAGATATACCATCAAGTTTATTTTTTAACGCATCAGTAAAGTTATTTTGTGAAAGACCACCATCTCCAACGCTATAAGTAGTGTTGGTATCTGTAGAAGAAATAGTAACAGTATCACTACTAGCATTAGTTGTAACAGTAACGTTACTACCAGCAGCAATATTTAAAGTATCAGTTGCATTATCAGCAGCTACGTCTGATTGACCTGAAACTGCAATAGTAGAAAAAGCATTTTGGTTTGCATCTCCACCACTTCCAGCAGCAGACCACTCAAGACCTGTAGCAGTACTACTATTAGCCTTTAAAACATAACCATTAGTACCAACACCTAAAGCAGTAGGATCTCCTGACCCATCTCCAACAAGAAGTTCACCTTTACCATCAAGGTCACTGTTCATTACAGCCCCTGCTGCATTTACATTGGTTTCATCAGTAACATCTGCACTAGGTTCTATTGCATCTAATTTACTTTTATCATCATCTGTCATCACACCCCAAGCTGATGTAGTCGCAGCAGGTAGAGATGTATTATTACCTGATGATGATTCTATTGTTAAGGATGTTCCATTAGCTGTATTGCTTAAATCTGTTGCTCCACTACCACTATTATCTTCGGCAGGTGACCAAACAGAACCATTCCATTTAAGTACTTGATTAGCTGATGGTGTCGAATTACTTACATTACCTAAATCACCAATATTAGATGGAACAGTTGGTTTGTTTAATATTTGACTATCACCACTGCTACTATTCCAATCAGCATTAACATTAACTTCTGCTCCATCTGCCACGTTAATCATGGTGCGTAAATTACTTGGAGTTATCTCTTCAATTTCTCCAGCACCACTAGTATCTCGACCTAAAACTCTATCTGTTGATGATACGTTTTGTATTTTTGTATAAGTAATAGATTCATTATCAATTGTAAAAGTTTCACCTGAATTACTAACAACGACATCTCCTCTGTCACCATCACTTATTAAATTACCAGAAGATGTTTTTTTCCAGACTGTACCGTTATAAGTATAATCGACACCATTTAAATTATATGTGTCACCATTGCTAGGACTAGATGGAAAATCAAAAGCAGCCATTTTTATAAAACTCTTGTAGAATCTAACATTTACATCTTACCAAAATTTAATATAGAAAAAGTTTTCATTGTTATGGATTCTCTAAAGCTGTTACTTTTGCTTCTAATACTTCAATTTTACCTACAGCTTCTTGTAATGCTTTTGTTAAAACTGAAACTATTGCGTCAACACGTAATGATTGAATTTGATTTGTTGCATCTTTTTTTCCATCAACAGCACTAGGAATAACTTCTGCAACTTCATGTGCTATAAAACCTTCTCTTTTAACTCCATCTGCTACAAAACTAAAATTTGTATTATCTGTAAATTCATAATTAACAGGTCTTAACTGTTTAATTTTGTCTATACCTGATGCTGTTTGAGTTGTAATATCTTTTTTAATTCTGTAATCAGAAGAAACAGAAATTGTTCCATGTAAGGCACTATCTATGTAAAGGTTAGCTGCCGTACCTGTCCAATGAATATTAAAAGCGTTGTTAAAGGCTACACTTCCTATTCCAGCTTTTGTAGCAAAACCATTTGCCATTATGACACCTGCATGTACGCTTGTACTTTCTAAGTTGGCAGATGTGTGACCTAACCAGTACAAACCTGCGTCTTCTAAAATCCCCCACTGTTGAACTTCATTACCGGAAGTAGCTGTAGGACCTTTTACAAAACCAAAAGCTCTACCATATAGTTTGATGTAAGCCTCACCGTCACCAGTTCCGCCACCGTAAGAGCTAAGTCTGCCGTCAAAGTCGTTATCGTAACCAGAAGAATGAAAATCAATAAACGAATCAGTAAGTTGAGCAGTATTGTTTCCACTAGCATTGTTAGTACCTACGAGAAAAGCTCCGTTGGTTACACCTACAGCACCTGCAATAATTTCTAAAGTACCTTGACCATCATTAGAGTTACCACCTCTTGATTGGATTCGAGTATCATAATCATTACTGTTAGTACTACTATGAAAGTCTATAAACCTGTCTACCGTTGAACTTGCAGCATTTTGTCCAAGTTGTAAACATCCACCATTATCAACTCTATATATTACGTTGCCACTAGAATCTGTATATTGAAAAGGATTTTCTACAGTAGCATAAGCGGTAAAGCCACACACAGTGTTTTGAGCCATGAATCCATGCTGCCAAGATGCATTACTTGTAGAAGTTCTAGCAATAAATCCACACTGACCATGCCTACCAGCGTTGCCAGCACCATCATTAGCACCACCTAAATTAACAGCATCAAATCCCCAAACTCTATTAGCTGTATTAGAAAATAAATTACTTGAATCTGCTTTATAATTTCTTATTCCTAACTCAAAACCACAAGCTTTTTCAGCATAACCACCATTATAAATATGTACGTTTGCATTATGCGCCCATACTTTTTTAAATCCAATAGCAAAACCATCAGTTCCTGAAGGAGTACTAGTATAACTAGGTGCTGTACCAGAACTTGTATATTGATACCAACCAGTTTGTATGTTTATAGTTTGACCGTTAGAACTCCAACTACTAACAACACCAACATAAGGTGTGCTGTGTTTTGTATCTATGATCATACCTTTACGGTATCTTTTTAATACATCAGCAGAAGGAGCAGCAGTTAAGGTTACAGAAGTTGCAGCATAACTTGATACTGAACTTAAATTTAGTAGAGGTAAGGCATTTTCATTATCAACATATAAACCAACTGAATCTCTATCTTGATAAAGAGCTAATTGATTAGGTGCAGTAACACCTAAGATTTCAGCATTAACACCATCACCACCACCTAAAGTTGTTGATGATCCTACATTAGCTCTAATAGCATAAGTAACAGAATAATCTGTAGATCCATGCTGATAATTATTTATGTTAAATTGACCTTCTCTTACTAATTCACCATTTAATTTATTATTAGAACCACTTGTAAATTTTGCAGCTTGATCAATTATATAAACAACTTCTCTATTATCAGTATCAACTAAATTAGCAATATTATATGTACCAGCAGGAACATAAACTTTACACATATCTGCTCTTGGTAAAGCTGTTCCTTCTACACCGTCAATGTTATTAATAGCATCAGCAGCTTTTACAGCATTAGAAAAAGCAGTCGAATCATCTGTACTTCCATTTCCTGTAGCACCATAATCTTTTACAGAAGATATTTCTCTTAATTTTGTATTAAGAGTTCTAGCTGTAGCACCAGTACCTGTAGGAGTGAAATTAGCAGTAGCACTTTGTTCTAGACTTAAAAGCTTAGAATAATCACTAGCAGACATAGAACCTGCTGCAGATGCTGAAGCAGCACTGATACTAATAGCTGGTGTAGAACCACCAGAAGAAATTATAGGACTAGTACCTGTAACTAAACTAACACCACTACTTCCACCACCACCACTACTTCCACTAGTTGCAGATGTTATTCTTCCTTGTTCGTCTACAGTAATATTTGTATTTGAATATGATCCAGCAGTAACGTTAGTGTTAGCAAGTTTATCTGCTGTTATAGAGTCATCAGCTATTTTTGTTGTTGTTATAGCGTCATCAGCTACTTTTGTTGTCGTTATAGAGTCATTAGCTATTTTTGTTGTTGTTATAGCATCGTTAGCTATTTTGTCTGTTAAGATAACACCGCTATCAATTGTAAAAGTTTCACCTGAGTCGCTTACAGTAATATCACCCTTATCTCCATCTGTAATTCCTGAACCACTAGACGAACCTGAACCAGAACTAGAACCACCAGATGGACCTGAGCCACTAGATGAAACAGCTACCCATTGTTGTGAATTTGTATCGTCATAATAAACATGAAGATCACCATCTGTATCATTCCACCACAGATCACCAGGAGAAGGACTTAAAGGAGCAGTTGATGAAGTTGTGACCGAAGCACTAGAACCACCATCAACAATCTCTTGCATACTAAACAAGAGTTGATTTGCATTATTATCAAGATCTACTTCTGTAAGAACACTACCGTCATTAAAATCTACCTTTTTAGAACCGACATTAGTATCTCTTTGAAACTTAATAACAGCATTATTAGCCGGCTCATTACCACTGGTAAATGTTATCTGTGAAGCACTGGTAAAAGTGTAATGGGTGCCAAGAGTTTTTAAGACACCACCGACAGTAACATTTACTTCAGCTTCTGATAGGTAAGAGAAAGAGACATTAAATGGTCCGGCAGTACCGTTACCAGTAAGGTCTGTAAAAGAATTGACAGTGTTAGTAGCCATGATTAATTAAGTTGTTGAAACCCCTCAAGGATGTCTTTATTAGCTTCTTGTCTAATTGTAGCTTGAAGTTGTAAATATTCTTTTTTGCGTTCTGTATTTTTACTAAACCATATCTGTTTACCTGCTTTTTTATATTTATTTACTATATCTCTTAAAATATCTTCTGCCAGATCTCTATTAGCTTCTTGTGCCTGTACTTCTATTTCCATATTATTTTGTTCTATTAATTCACCTCTTACACTTTTCATAAGTGCTTGGAAATCTTTTTGTTGGATTCTATTGTTTAAAGCTCTGACCATTGTTTGACCATTAATTTTTACAAAAGCAGTTTCTTCAATCAGATCAAGATGTTCGTCATAAGTTAGTTCTATGCCACTACCAATAGCTTGACCACTGGGTAATCTTCCAAGACTAAGCTCATCTGATGGTTGAGTTATTCTTGCACCAATATCATCAAGAGTTGTAAGAACATTGTTATTAATACTATCTGTTTCTTTAATTGGATTAAGAACACTCATATTGTCAGGACCAAAACCAACTGGATATTCGATGATAGAACCAGTTATAAAGTTTCTCATTGGTCTTGAATTAGCTCCATAACCAGGTATTGTTGCTGCTAATTCGTTATGAAACTTTCTAAGTATTACAAATCCATCATCACCTGCTCTTACTTTTTTATCCATTATTTGACCATCAGTTGCTTTTGTAAGCGATCTACCTAATGAACTAAAAGGATTTAAAGTAGCTGCTGCTCTTCTAGCAAGCCAACTTTCCATTTTGTATGGTTTCCCTAACAAATCAGCAAGCTCGGTAATACCTTGTAAATAAGTTTTGTTTGTAATATTACGACCTAACGCAACTGAAGCAGCAACACCAAAATCATCACGATCCTGTTTGTTAAGACCACCTGTGATAGAAGCTGCATCAGCAGCCATCATAAGAAAAGAAGACCAAGGATCTAACCTTTTAAAACTGACATATTTATATCTAGGTTTACCATCCTTACCCATACGTACTTTACCATTTTCATCTTTTAAAAGAAACCTAAAACTGTAGGGTTGCCAGCCTGTAGCTCGTTTCTGATTGAGCATATCGTAATTAGAGGGACCACCACCAGTAATTGCCAATTCAGACATAGGATCATTGATAGCTAAAGCTGTTATACCTGCAACAGACCAAATAGAACCACCAAGAATCATTTCACCTTTTGCTTTTGCTGCTACAGATGGATCAGTACTTTTAAGTGCTTGCCTGTATTCTTGTAAAAGCATATTTACACCAGGAGTTCTTCTTACCTGTGCCTTAAATATATTGATTGGTGTTCTTACGAAAGGAAAAATTATTCTACCTGCTGGATGTCTTGCTACTCCTTGTATCGCACCACCTAGACTACCTTCTGGCAAGTCAGCAGTGAATGTAGTCTCAGCAGCATATTGCTGTGCTTTTTCATAAAGATCTAAAACAGATTTATCTTTAACATTTGCCATACTGTTTTTATTAACAATTTCAATAGTGCCATCAAACTGTTTTTGTATATGATCTTGCAAATCAGCACCTTGCAAACCTTTTCTCATGCCATCTTCCCAAGCACTGGCCTTTACATAAGCTCTAAAATTTAGTTGTTTGAAAAATTCATCTTCTGCAAGTAAAAAACGACTAGGTAAACGAATGATCGTACCAAAAGTATTTACCATGTTTGCTAAAGTACCGTTACCTTCCATTCTTATCTGGAAGCGATCAGAATCTTGTATCATTGCTCCTGGATTAATAATGTTATCTTCAATCTGTAAAGATAGTTTTGCACCTTTTAAAGAATCAGTAATAGATGACATAAGGTAATACAGTTCTTTACCACCTCTAATAGCACCTGTCATATCACCTTGAGCAAAAGAACCGAGTGTTTGTTCTAATGGTCTAGCTAAAGTATTTAAAGAAGTAGAAAGAATGTTTACAGCGTGAGTTTCTGGACCAGATAATATTGAATTTATAAAGATTTCATTTTGTATTTTCATTCCTCTCATCAGTCTGCTTTCATTCGCCATTTTTTGCAGAGCTTGAGGATTACCTTGTGCAGCTTGCAGTTTTTTAGTAATTATTCTTAGTTTTTTCCAAGATGCTTTATCACCTTTTTCAGCAGCATCTAGTATTTCTTGCATTGAAAAATTAGCTAATGGATCTGTAGGTTCTTTTACAGTTCCCCTAAGATCGGTAGCTTGATCTATTGCTTTTTCTGCTGGTGTTCTACCTTTTAAATCATCGACAGAAGCAGCAACTTTACCTACTCCACCACCTGCTCTGTTAGCAGCTAATGTCTGTGCAGGTACTGTTTTAAGGGGTTTGTTAAGAGTTATAAGACCATCTAATACTTTTGCTTCAGTAATAAATTGCTGTTTCAGTTCTTCAGAAAATCCACCTTTATTACCTGTAGCTAAAGTTTCATCAATAGTTTTTGCTAATGAAGCTAGGTTGATAGCGTTTTTATTCATTAGTTGATTCATTGCTATTAATGTTGCAGGTAAGTCTTCTTCTCCCCCTCTTCCATATCTAGCGTTAAATAATCTTGCTGATTCAATAACTTCTGCTGGTAATAAGTCATTTGCATTTTTGACCATATCTGCAAAGGTTCTTTTATAAGGCCAAGCATTATTAGCATCAAGTTCTTTTATCTTGTCTGCTCTCTCAATAATTAGTTTTTGTACGTCAGGATCACCACCACCTGTAAGAGTTTTTGTTTGAAAGTACTGTCCTTTTGTATTAGTTTTTGTGTTAAAGGTTGTATCTACTTTTTCACCATCTTTAACAACTTTGTTAGAAAGATTTAGATCATCAATAATCTCATCACCGAGATTATCAACGACATTATCTGTCATTAATATTTCATCTCGTCTTGACAGTCTTTTTATTACTCTTTCATATAATTCAGGTGTTTTCTTTATAGCTTTTACACCAAGACCTAGAGCAGTAAGAGCTTCACCTGCTACTAACCCACCTGCTGCTTGTCTGAAACGTGCATCTGCAACACCTATCTCTTCTGGTGTCTTTGCTTTTAAGACATCTGTAATAACACCTCCTAGTCTTGGGTGCTTGTCAATCATATTGAACAAGTTCTCTTCATAAGGATCTTGTACAACAGCATCAGTTATAAAACCTGCAACAGCATTTCTAGCCCAAGCATTGTTCATACCTACTAGCTTTGTACCTTTTAATGTTTTACTGATAGCACCAGCAGGGAGTAAGAACTGTGTTATAGCCTGTGGTAGTGTATAAGCCCAATCCTCTTTATCGCCTTTTATTTCAAGACCTAATGCCTGTAGATCTATCAGTTCATTATTATCGTATGGATTACCAGCAGCAAAATCATAAATATCATCTACAAATTCAACAGTCTCATTAACAGCTTTTAAAGGACCAGACAAAGCACCTCTGATAACTTTAGAAGTAGTGGTTTGTTTTATCTGCTCACCACGTTTTCTTTGATTCTCACGAAATTTCTTACCAGCTTCTTGTCGTTCATCTCTAAACTTCTTAAGACGAGCTATTGGGTTTGAATCTGTCATGGTTATTTAAGATTTTTGTTGAAACTTTCCTTGTTCTGCAAGAAAATCAAGGGCATTTTTGTAATGTGAACCTCCCTGACTTAGTTCTGGCAATGCACTTTCAACTGATGTTCCGAAAGAATCTGTTCTTGTCAGACCATCACTTTGAAGAGTAGATACATCACCTGTCAATATAGCTGCATATATCTCTTTAACACCATGTCCTTTCTTGACTCCTCTATCTTTTAAGTAACGTACCACTGGACCTAACATCTGTTCTTCAAAGGTCATGTCTTCTCTATACCCATATTTTTTACGTTCTGGAATACCAAACTGAATTAAACCTTTATAGTTACCTCCTTCACCACCTGTTATCTGATGATTAAAAGTACCCATTGTTTCCTGTGATATTACAGAAGCAAGATCTTCTGGTTTTACTCCTAATTCAGTAGCTGCTGTGACAATAGCTTGTTGTTTACTGCTTTGAGTAATAGTTGGTGTTGTTGTCGTTTCAGTAGTTTTTGCTTCTGTTTCTTTAAGAATTAAGTTGTCACCTACTTGTATTTTATTTGGATCTTTTATGTTGTTTAGTTTGATTAGATTAGGAATTGATACTCCTGTTTGTGTTGCTATTGAGGTTAAAGTATCACCTCTTTTTACTGTAAAAATATTATTACTCTCCTCTGCATCTTCTGCTTCTATAATTCGTCTTGCTTCTTCATCTGATACTTCACTAACAAAACTAGCATCACCTTGCATATCGTCTATGTTTTGTTCTCTATTTTTCTTTTCTTCTTCATCATCTAATCCAGATTGAATACTCATACTTGGATTTAGTTTTCTTGCCTGTTCAATGTATTTACTTTTAACAGCTTCTATCTTTTCAATTATCTGTAAAGTATTTGCTGCTTTGCCTTCTTCGCTCAGACGATATTGATATAGTTCTAATTTTGCTTTGTTATAGAAATCAGTAACCTTACGAGAACCGTTGTCATTTAATTGTCCTGTAGCACCAACAATAAAATCACTACTACTAAATTCACCTTTTAATTGACCTAATAATTCTGTAAGACCTTTATTAATTTCTGTGTAATCACCCCTCTCAACAGATTCAGCAGTTCCTAATAACTGAGTCAATCTGTTCCTGTTTTGTACAGTTTTTGGTGTTCTTGAGTCTTGATACCATTGTAAAGCTGCTATGCTTGCTTCTTTTGATGATTCATAATTACCATTAATCATTCCAAATTCTACAAGAGCAGATCTTTCTAATGTATTGCCATCAATAGCAACACCTGATGTAGATATTTTTGTAGCATCAAGTGGATATTTTTTTATAAGATCGCTGATGATTTGAGCATTACCAGTTTCTGCAAATTGTTTTAACTGGTTAATAGTATCTTCTCTTTGTATTCTTTTTCGTTCTACATCTTTTCTATTTTCATATTCGTAAATGTAGTTGTTAATTGATTTCTTTAAATCATTGACTTTGTTCTGATAATCGGGATGAGCAGTAAGGTTTAACTTTCCATCAGCACCATAAGGAAACTGTAAAGCAATATCTAAAATATCTTCAGCACCTTCTATATCGCCACCACCAGAAAGACCAACTGCTTCTGCCTGATCAAGTAGAACTCCAACTATTGTTTTGTTGAGATCACTTCTATCTTTAGTAACAAGACCTAAGTTATTCATACTTTCTTCAAAAGTATTTATTAGAATTTGATCTTCATCATCATCATCGTCTTTTGCTATCAATCCCTTAACTAAAGGAACAGCTAAGTTCTTAAGTTTTTCAAGGTTATATTCCTGATGTTGTTTGATATGACTAGAGGTTACAGTAGCTGTAGCATCTGCTAATTTTGGTAAAAAGTATTTGTTTACATAGGTAGGATTTATATCACCTAGTTGATCAACAACTCTTGTTCTTTCTCCTTCTAACCATGTTTGGAATTGTGGTGATTGCAGAGAAAAAGCATTAAGAGATTTTCCATCAACCTGTGTCGTTGCGTAACTATTAGATAAAGTACTTGCTAAGTTACTACCTAAAATTTCTGTTTTAGTTCTTTGATAAGCACGATCAGCAAAGATACTTCCACCTATAAGTTGCCTAGCTGCATCTTCACCATCAGCTTTTTTAACACCTCTACTTATATCTTTAAAGTTTTTAGCAGCATCCTCTATAGCTAATTCTGTACCTTCTGCTTCTTCTTTCTCTACTGCTTTTTCTAGTCTTGTCTCTAAAAAACTTTGTATTTTAGGATTTAATGTTTTTAATGCTTCTGCTAACTGTTCTATGTCACTTTTAGGTTGAACACTGGGAGGTCGTACAAAAGTATCTACAGGACTTGCAGAGGATTGAAAAGCTGTACTTTGAAAACTAGATGTCATAATTAACCGAAAGGATTAGGTAAACTAGAAAAATTTCCATAATTACCAATAGGTTGATAACCAGATGGAGCAAAGGAAGAAGCTGAAGCACCACCTCCTACACCACCAAGACCTCCTGTAAGAGAAGCATACGAGCTAAGACCTGAGACAGCAGTATTAAGAAGAACTGATCCTAAAGAAGGGATCTGGTTATAAGCTTGATTAATATTACTCTGTAGCTGATTACGTCTATCATCTCTTTGTGCTGTCAATCCTTGTACATTTCTACCGTATTGTCTGCTTGCTGATTCAAGTGCCTGGTTTATAGATTCTCTAAAGTTTGCTGTCTGTCGTTCTTGATCTGCTAATAACAAGTCAACAGTAAGACCTGCTCTACCTGATGCTTTTATAGCTCCTTTTGCCTGTAATCCTCTTATAGTTGCTGCTTGTTTTTCTTGTGCTTGTGATGCTCTAGATTCTTTTAACTGTGCTGCTAACCCTTCTTGTTGTGCAGCAAAAGCTTGTTCTGCTGATCTGTTTGCTATTAATGAAGATTGATATGTCTGGTTAGCTGCTGCCTGTGCTGCTGATCTCTGTGCAAGACCACTAACCAAGTTAAGACCGAGAGATGCTGCAAACAGTCCCCCTGCACTTCCTAATGCTGGTAATGCTGCAACACACATCTATGCGATCCTCAGAAATTCGTAGAATGGTTTGCCCTGCATACCATACTCTTCATGATATTTGATAAAGGTAAACCCAAGAGCTTTTAACCATTTGATAGCAGAATCGTTCTCTGCATATACAAAATTATATAGGATTTTGTAAGATTTCAACAGGTTATCTACCCATTCTCGACCTTTTCTTATTAGTTGTATCTTATATTTTTTATTACTAAACAGTTCATCAGTTGCAACCATCCATATAACACCACCTTGTACTACCCCACAAAGACCTATAGGTTGATCATTATCATCAGCTATTGCCATGTTTACATTGCTGCATATATAAGACAGTTGAAGGGCTTGCTGTGGTTCTTGTCCTGATTGATAAAAAGCTTCTAGCTTATCCATCTCTCTCATGTTTGCTGCTACATATTTAAGATCTTTAAATGAAGCTTTTCTTAGATGTCCCATTAAATACGTCTACTCCTCATATGGAACATAGCTTCATATTCAGCACTAGCCAATGTTGTAGGTAAGAATGTGTCATTCTTTACATCGATATTTACTCTATCTGCTCTGCTCATTATAGGAACTTTAAATGATCCAGTTTCTAAATTTATAGATCCAATGGTGCTACTGGCTGCACCTAAAAACCTACCAGTAAATTTATGTGTACTTGTGTCTCTGTTTTCTGGTGTTACTTCTACTTTAAAAAATCCTGTATCTTCAAACTTGATATAAAAATGATGCAGTTGTAAACGACCACTAATAATCTCACCAGAGCTATTACCTCCTTGGCTTTCTGTTAGTCGTTGTTGACTAAACCTATAGTGCATCTCATATGATTCACCAATAATAAATTTACTATTTCTATAATCTCCTTTTGCTGATACGATAGTTGCTCCAGCCCCAAACGTTGGTAACAGTTGACCTGGCTTCAAAGTTGTTGTTACACCTTGTTCGTTAACATATGTGCTAGTTTCATTACTTGCTAAAAATCTGCCAACAATATTTACATTACCTAAAAAACTGTAAGGAACTTGAAAAGTTGTAGTATCAGTAGAAGAGTTATAATTAACAGATACACCTGTAGTGGCTTCTGTAACTTTATGATCTAGGTGATATTCGAATGTAGAATTAGCTTCAGTAAATTGAGTTTCAAAAGGTATTTTTTGAATACTGTTTGCACCAAAAGAATCTTCTATTACTAAAAATAAATCACTACCAATAAAATCAACATTTTTAATAGACCTATTCTCATTGAGAGTAAAAGTAGACCAACTGTTTAATATCTTTTGATACTGCTGACCATATAACCATCTGTTGATGTATAGCTTATTAGGATTATCTGTACCTAAACAAACCAAAACATCTGCACTTGTAGAAACTGCAAATTTAAAAATATTACTTGGTATTAGTTTTGGTACATGGACAGTAATATTACTAGATTCTTTTATAACAAGATCTCTTTGATATACATACTCTCTTACGTTGGCAAAAGATCCTCTCTTAGATAAATAATAAATACTGCTACCAGCACCTACAGGTTGTGCATCATCATCAGATTCAAATTCAGTTACGACTACCACGTTAGCTGATTGAGGAGTTAGGTTATCTGTTGACGAAGTAAGTACAAACTGTGTCTGATCAGAAAATAATATTAGTTCTTGTTCTACTGTTACAGCACTTCTAAGAATAGCGACTTTCGTATGTGAAGCTGCTACATCTATAGGTTCACTATCAATTACAGATAAGACTGTTTCTGGAAAAAAATTAAAAAACTCTGCTGCTCTTGATAAAACAACATTATCATCAGCTAAAAAACCAAGCCTGTTTCTAAAGAAGAAGACGTTATTAATTTTAGAGCCAATAAAAGAAGGGTTAGGTGCTGAATCTGTATCGCCTACAGTCCTTTCTCCCCATTTAGGTAGTGTATATGTAACACCAGATAAGGTGTAACTATCGCCATCTACTCTTGCAAATCTAAAGTTACCATCTGCCTGTCTTACTAACACATGAGGCATTGTGTCGTAATTAAATTTAAATTGTATTCCTGGTTCTACACATTCTTCCCACTGACCTTCTTCAAATGTACCTCCATTATTAGTAACAAACTTAACGTAGTAATTATCAAAATCAGTAGTCTCATCTCCCTTTACTTTTACGACATAATTATTAGGTGACACTGTTGGGAGATCAGTAAATCTTTGGACAGTATCTTTTACCACTGTCATGTGGGTATTACCCTGAGTGTCATTACCATCAATAGAAAAGTTATTGCCATTTGTTCTTTTTATATGAATAACAGAACCATTACGAGCAATAGTAAAACCTGTAAGACCTGAGTTAAGTCCTGATACTAAATCAGTAGCAACTTGACTAGTGCTAAGTGTAGAGTCTGATGAAGTGTCATCAGTAACAGTAACTCCATCTACAGTTAATGAGTATGTAGTCTTATCTGAGACTTGATTAATGAAGACAACTGCCTGAGTAATGTTTGCAGAGGTTAGACTCTCAGTGCTATCCATAGCTGCTGTAATACTTGTATTAACAACAAAGGTATAGTCAGCAACACTTACAGTCTTCATTACACTTCTAGGGTCAGAAGTATTTAGATATGTTGTTCCGTCAGGTTTATTTACTGTCTTTTCTGTACCGTCAATATCATAAACTTTTACATTGCCATTACTAAATACTGCTACATACCTTTCATTTATATCTCTATTAATAGTTTGTATATGAACATTACCTAAAGGAGAAGCGCTTAGACTAGCGACATATTGCAATCCAGAACGTTTTGAAAGACCTGTGACAGGGTTGCTGTCAGCATTATCTTGTATATCTGCATGATCTGCTTGTTTAGTCGAATCAGCAGCTTGTGAGATCCCTCTTAATAAGGTTGGTATTGCTCTGGATATAACTGCCATAATTATCTAATTAATGCGTTTGAAGGACTGTAAGTATCAAAGACACTTGTTAATGATGGATCTCCTCTAAGAAGGTTATGATCTCCATTTGCTAAGTCTGTTTCCATCAGTATAGCCCTAGCTCTGATTTCATCTTGTTCTGTATAAGTTCTTAATCCATCATCACCAACTAACCTGTCAACAAAAACTCTTGCAGCTTTTATTGTTATGTAATATCTAGCAGGTTCTGGTATCTCATCAAAAGTTCTAAAGTAAACAACAGTACAAATAAGATCTTCATCAAATTCATATTTATTATTTAACCTGTCGTATAATTTAAGACCACGTTGTATTGCATCAATCGTAGGGTGCTGATGAATATTAGGATCAATTCTTAAAGTATCAGTAGATAAGGCTACATGCTTAGATCCATCTCTTGTAAGAGTGACATCTATTTCAGTATTAAAAGACCAGCCTTCCATTTGAACTTTTTTATTAATCTCTGCAAGAGTTGATTGTGCTAGACGAGCATCAACAGGAAGAGTACCTGTAAGACTATTTATAGGGGCTTCCCCTATAGCAGCCAACATAATGTTGATGCTTTCTAGTTCAGTGGTTGCAGCTACAGTCATGGTTTAGTACTTTTTTATTTTAAGTGATTCTCTACCACCCATCTTTTTCTTTTTCTTCTTCATCTTTCCGTAAGCCATAGTGTTCTCCAAATAGTAAGAAAAGAGTACCCATTACTGAGTACCCTTTATGTGAATTAAGAAGCAGATAACTTGATTGTAGCTGCACACTCAGGTCTTAGGATTCCATGACCTAGAGCATACTTAGCAACCATCAATGTACCTTGATACATGATGCCATAGTCCTGACCACTGATTTCAGTTGTCATGTCCATTAGCTTCACAGTACCAACTGCTGACTTATGGAAGACTAAACCAATAGTCTTACTATCGTCACCAGCGTAGCTGTTGTTTGTACCAGATACTTCAGATCCTACGTTTGATTGAGGTACGTTGTTACTCATCATTACTGGAATACCAGCAACCTGTTGTACACGACCTGATGCAAACGATCCGTTGCCACCTGGGTTAAAGTCAACATCTACTGTTCTTGTAGCTGATTCAGCTAACTTGTAGTACTCAGCAGGGGGCAATATGCAGAAACGATCTGTAGGTGGGATGTCTCTTTCATCAAAGGCCTGTGCGATGTCGTAGATAGCTGCTGCTAACTCATCACCAGTAACGTTTGCTGAAGCAGTATTACCAGAAGCAAGAGTAGAAACTAATCCACCACTGCCACCTGTTAATGTTGTTGATGCTCTTGAAGCATTAGCAATTACCTTTGCTACGTTCTGATCATAAGTTTTGGCTAAAGCCTTACCTAATTCATCAGCGTATGTAGCTCTGACATCGTAATGATTCTTAAGCTCATCTAGGTTGCTCACAAATGCTTGTGAGATTAAAAGATCATCTATAGAAATAATCTTTTCATTTGCCAAGATCTGGTTTGCACCTACTAATGGTGTACCTGGTGTGTGATATGCAGCAGTTGCTGTTCCTGTAACAGGGAACTGTGCTGATTTACCAGAAGTAATAGTTCTGACAGAATGAAGCTGTTCATTAAAAATGTTATTTCTAGCAAAGGCTGTTAGTACCTCACCAGAGAACACTTTCAAGAACAATGCGTCAAAGCCTGTTCCAGAATTATTTACCAGACCTAGGCGTGAAACTGTGGCGTTAGCCATAATTTAAACTCCTTTGGATTGATTTAAAAAATTGAGAAACTAACTTCACTACTGTCTGTTCTCTCCAGTGGTATCTGACGCATCAGGCACTTTTGATATTAAGATTTTCGTTTTGTTAAGTTTATACTGAACCGCAATTCCACTTGCGTAGTGCAAGGGCTTTGCGTGTTAACTCACCATCTTTCTTTAACGGTCCTTTTACCTTGGACATTCTTGCACAAAAGGATTTTCTTCTGGCTTTCTGTCTAGGTGAAAGACCTGTCTTTTTAGTAACAGGGGCTTGCAAGTTTCCACCTGTTGCTCGGTTGTATTTTCTACGACCAGAAGCAGTAAGACCCCCTGTGGGATCTTTGTCTTTCTTGGTCATTGATACTCCCTTCGACATAAAGGAAAGATAAGCAGTTAATTAAAATATAACACTGTTATGCAATCTTTAACTTTTTTCTATTTGTTTTCCTTGTGTGGTTATAAGAAATTCTTTTACTGCTGGTCTTTTCTGCCTTGAATCTAGCCTTTTCTTTTCCACTCATTTCACCTGTAGTCTTTGGTGTTTTACTACTAACTCTTTTAGATGGTCTGCAAGCAGGGTAGCCACGACTCTCACCTTTTTTACGACCACAAGGTTTACCTGTTTTGACATCTACCCACTTTTCATCAAACCATCTTTTAAGACTCATTTGCCTACTTGTTTTTGTGCAGCAGTATGTGCAGCTTTGAATGAAGAACCTTCACGCATAAGCTTTTTCATTATGTTCATGTGCTTGGGTGTGTGATGAACTGAATGTGCTTTCAGCTTTTTCATCTGGCTAAGATTAAGCTTTGCCATTTTTCTTTTTCTTCTTAGCCCGAAGGATCATAAGATCTTCTCTAGTGATTTTGCCATCACCAGTTTTGTCTAGTTGTTTTTGTTTTTTTGATAAAGGCATAATTAAGTTTTACGATAACCTCCGCCACGTTTTTTATAAGTTCTAACTAACCAAGCATTGGCATAAGCAGAAGGATAAACTCTAAACTTCTTCTTTGCTTCTGATTTTACCCTTGCATAAAGAGAAGGGTTTGTAGGTTTGTTAGCCATAGTTAACTAAATACATCACTACCACCTAGACGTCTTTGAACATCTTCGGTGTAGGTAACATCTTTACCATAGCGTGGATCTGACATTGCAGTAACTACTTCTGCTGTTGATCTGTAAGGTGTAGGTCCACTGGTGGAAGCCTTGCCTGATACTAAATTTGGTTCGACACCCATAGCGTTATTGTATTGAGAATAAAGACCTTGTACTGCAAATTTAATTGCTGTTGCATTTGCTGTTTCAGTTAAAGAATTAAACTCTTTCACCTCTTCAGCAGGTAGATTTTCTATGGCCCATGAAACCATCTTACTGTAGTTTTCATCACCACCGATTGAATCTTTAATGCCTTGTATCTGAGCAGTGGCAATATCTTCACCAGTAGTCGCACCACCTTTTAATCCATCAAGGTAGGTATCGATTACCTGTTTAGAGAAACCTGCTTCTCCTAGCTTGGTGTAATCATCTTCATTAATTTCACCTGATTCTTGGAATCTATTAGAGATCTCTTGTGGATCAATACCAACTTCTTCTAAGACAGAGGCAAGGCCATCACCATAAAACTCTTCTGCATTAAATTCAGTCTCGTTAGTTTCAGTCTGTTCTTCTTCTGTTTGTGGTTGATCTTCTTCTGTAACAGTACCAAGCTTACCTTCAAGTTCTTTGTAACTGGCAGCAAGATCTTCTACTGATTTAAACTTTCCTAGTATTAAACCGTTCTCATCAGTTTCATTTTTAGCTAGAGTTTGTAGATCTTCAGCAGACATTGGTGGTGTCTCTGTGACATTTACCTGGGATGAAGTCATAAAATTTGTTTAGTTATAAGTTATTGTACGACCATTTTTAGTTTCGACCACTTTAGGTTGTGTTGGCTTGGGGTTGTCATTAACACCTAATTGGCTTACGACAGCTTTTGCTGTATCAGTTTTAGGTTGATCAGGCTTCTTCGTTGGCATTAGCTTCCTCTGTTAGTTGTTGTGCTTGTGCATTATTTTTAGGATCAAGTAATGGAGATCCAAGAGCAGCAGGTCCAAGACTTTGTATAAGCTGCTGCTGTTGCAAAGCTTGTTGTTCAGCTTGTATCTCTTCCTGTGTCTTCACTAGGTTAGCAGTATCAATACCGATAGAAGTTGCCAACCGTTTTATAGCTTCATCGACATTCATGTACTGCCTCATAATGTCTGGACCAAGAGCTTGACTTACTGTTCCGATAAATTCAACAAGCTTATTACGATCATTACCTCTACCAAGTCCTTGAACACCAGTAACGATCTTAGGTTTCACTATCTTCTCTGGGAGCTTCGGTGCTTTACCAGACCGGACGAGCATGTGCATCCTACGTTTTAGATATGGTAATTGAAACTCTTGAGTAAGGATGCTGTAAATACCACCAAGGCTGTTCTCTAATTCATTAGCCATCATGGTAACTTCTGCGGCTGTCACCCTTTCTGCCTCTCTCTGTACAGACCTAGCCATAAGAAAGGCATACTCAAGTCTTGATTCAATTCTTTGTATAGCAGAAAAAGATACGTTGAAGTCTGCACCTTTGTTGACTTGCATGACACTAATATCTGTTGCACTTCCTTCTCGTATCGCACCGTTAGGAGCTTTGGCTAGTGTTGCTGCTCTGGTTACACCATTAGGATTTACAAGGAATAGAGTCTTAGCTGATGCTGCCGCACCTTCTATGATGGCTTGCATCAAAGACTCAAGACTAATTAAGTCTCCTCTGTATTCTTCTACATAACCTCTACCATAATCTTCACCATCAATTCTTACAAACCTAAGTGTTATCCAAGGTGATACATCTACCTTTGATCTGCCATCAGTACCTGGTATCTTTTCTCCTTTGCATTCCTGATACCACATGAAGTCATCATTTACTCTTCTGACGTATGTGTATATATCAAGGTCACTATCCATTGTCTTCTCGTCATAGTTCTCTTTCTTCTTGATCTGCTCCAAGAACTCTGATGGGAGGGCATTAGGATTAACTGATTCCTGTGTAATGATTTCTAGTACATTACCTACAGCATCACGCTTACACACAAACTTTGATAGTGGATATACTTTCAGTCCATCATCTGTGAGATAGAGAAGAACATTCCCACCAACGATCAGATGTTTCAATGCCTCGAACATTGCAACTCTGTCGTTAGAGATCTCTATCTCATTCATCAAAGCTGTTTCTATTGTGCGTAACCCTTTATCTATTTCTGTTTCTAATCCTTCCTGTCCTTGCTTCAACAATTCAAGACTATCAATACTTAGTTTAAAGAAGGCAGTTGATGGTGGTAGCAATGCAAATAATAATTTAGATGCAAGGCTGTTCACACCTCTAGCACCTACAGCTTGGAAAGGAGTTTTTATCTTTGCTCTTGTACCTGTTGTACTCTCAGGTATAAGACTAGGTATGGTTAACTTTGATGATTCTTTTGCCTCTCTATCAAAGGTGGATCTTGAACTTTGTAATTGTGCATATCTACCTGCAGCAGTTTGCCCTTGTGTTGAATACTCCATTGGTTAATACTTAAGATTACCTGATCCCATTTGTCCTTGATCTAATAAAGGTATTCGTAAAGAAGATGTACCTAATCTTCTAACATTTCTTATTGATTTTCTTCCTCTTCTTTTTCCTTCAGACCTTTGTGGTCCAACTCTTTGTTGTCCAACGACTACACGTTGAGCAGTCTTCTCTGGTTTAGGTGCAGTTGGTCTAGGTTCAGGTAAAGGTGGTGGTTTAGGTGATGAAAAAATACACATGACTAATTCTCCAAGACTGATTCGGTGAGCATTGTTTCTTTTTGCCTAGCTTGTTGTTCGATAAGATAATCAACAACAAACCGTTGCCCTGCTCTATACCATACCTCTCTATCAGTTAATGACAAATCAGGATGACGATTAGGAAAAATTTGATCTAAGGCAAAAATCAATTCATCTGTAATAACTGGTAGCTTTTCAGATGACATGATTAGTAAGATTTATAAGTATTGTAGTTCAATTTAGATAATAAAGTATAGCAGGTTTAAATTTATGTGATAAGGTGGGAAGGGAAGAGGTCTGCACCTTTTACAAAACACGGCAAAAGCCAGTAACTGACCGCCATTAGTTACTGGTTTTTTTTTTAAGGAGTCCAGAGAGATACTTCACCTGTCTTGTAATCAAAGTCTCCATGTCTCAGTATTCTTGCAAGCTGTGCATTTAATACAGCATCAGCAAAGTCATATTTCTTTTTCTCATACGCAGCTACTACCTTCTCCCACATTTGTTCTAGTGTTTTAGATTCACCCAGTATCTTCTCTGCTGTTACTGGTCCTACTTTATCTATACCAAAATAGTTATCTGTACTGTCCCCTGTAAGGGCTTGCTTCATCCAATGTCGATCAGCCTTACGTTTGGTTATAAGTTCTAGGTCATCACCTGCCAGCAGGGTGCAGGGTACAGATCTCATGTCCTTATCGACTGAAACTATTATTGGGTTGTCGTACTGTTTAGATGTTGCAAGTAAAGCCATAACATCATCACCCTCTAATCCATCAAAACTTTTTGATTCGTACTTATCTCTTACCTGTTCTACTACTTTCTTAAAGGCTAAAGGTTTTCTTTTATGCTTTCTATTAGCTTTGTACTCTGGATATATTGTATGTCTGAATGTCGGGTACTCAGTAAAGCACATGACAACATCCTTATCTCCTTCAGCAATAGTCTGGTAATAAGAGACTCTGCCATCAATCATTTCATGGACATCTCTTTCATCAGCATGCAGAGTATGTAGATTGTCATCCCATTTTATGTCCTGTTCACAGGCACAGCATGAGGAATACAAAAGCCAATCAGCATCAATTAGTAAAGTCATTAGTTTCCAAAGTAGGTGGACATGGGTACGACTAGCCTCCCTGTGCTTTGGTCATACAATAATTTATCTATCGGCCCTGTCATTCCTGTATGTCTATTCTTCAATACTCGTAGCTGTAGTTCTGCTCTCTCTGCATAGCTTTCCGACTGCTGATTTCTTTCTGCACTAATACATAGATCTGATAGCTGTAATATTCCAGAGCTACCTCTTAGATCTGAAGTGCTAACAGTGCTTCCCTGTTCATGCGACACGCCTTGAGGTCTTCTCAGATGGCTGACAAGGATTAAACCTATACCAGTAGATTCAACGACCTGTCGTAATTTTGTACACGCAATATCAATAGCTCTTCTCTCATCTACATCTGCGATCCCAGAGACTACTATTGTTAGATGATCCAATATCACTACATCTACATTTTCTGCTGTTGCAAGATAGGTGATCTGTTCTATCAACCTGTCAGGGTCCATAGATCCGAAGTGATCATATAAGAATAGTTTTTCTGAACCAAACAGTTTGTCAAAGGATTGTTTTAACCCTTCTGTTTCTTCTACATTATCCTCTAGGTGCAGGGGTTTATTCATCTCTACACCGAGTATCCCCTGCATTGTTCTTTGTACACTCTCTTCCAAAGCAATGTAACCAACCGTCAGTTTATTCTTAAGAAAGTGATGTGCTAGTTCTCTACAGATAGTCGATTTACCTGTACCACTACCTGCTGCTATCGTTATCATCTGACTTTTACGAAAGCCCTTTGTAAACTCATCTAGCTTTGGGTAAGGAAAAGGACAAACGCTGTTAGTTCCTTTTTTGGTTAGTTCTTCCCAGAGATTAGAGGCATTAAGTATTCCATCTGGTCTAACAGGTGTTGCTTGGAATAATAGTTTTCTAAGTTCCTTCTCTTCCCCTGCGAGGAGCATTTCATTAGCGTCTTTTCTAGGGAGTCTACATATAGCTGCCTTACCAGCAGGTAAGATTTTAATTGCTTTTTCGGCAGCAGCCATGCCAGGCTCGTCACTGTCAAAACAGATTACTATTCGTACAAATTGAGATAACCATTTTAAATTCGCAGCTATATATTTATTAGCCGACTGTGAACCAGAAGGCAAACTTACCACCGGATACTTGTTACCTTGTGCCTGTGAGACAGACATGCAATCTATCTCTCCCTCTGTGATGGTGACAAACATATTACCTGTATTCTGTTGTCTCCAAAGCCTCTGCCCCCATAGCTGTAGTTCTGTTACATCACCCACCCAGATAAACTTTTTGTTCTGAAATCTTATATGCTGTGCTGCTTGCCTACCTAACTTATCTTCATAGGTTGCCACCTGTACCGGAACTCCCTGATGTTCTGATATTCCATAGCCAAACAGTTCACAAGTTTCTTGGGTCAAGCCACGTTTTGGTAAAGGTTTTGGATTAACAAATTTTAGTAATGGTTTCTTCACTGTCTTGATAAAAGCTTTTCTGGGTTTCTCTTTCTCTGGCTGTAATGTAAAACTGCAACCAAAACAATATCCATGTCCATCGTCATAGATCGCCATGTTATCTTTACTGCCACATTCAGGGCAGCTAGTCTTTCTTACATATTTGCTGTTGCTGTTCATACCATTCTTCTGGGATAGAGCCATGACTCCAGAGAAAACCATGCTTGGTTGCCCAAGCACCATAGGTTAAACTTCTTTTGCCACGACTCAATTTTGCTTTACTGTTCTGAAAACAGAAACGTATATCTAGTTCGGGTCTTTGCGTCTTGATCGCAATATGTTTTCTGCGGTCCTCTTTTGAGAAGAAGCCCTTAGTTTCAATACAGATGCCGTTGTCAAGGATGAAATCAGGCTTATAAACGCAACTGATTTTGTAGTTAATATCGAGTGTTTCATAAGTAAATTGAATTTTATTTGCATGTAATGTAGCTGCTATTCCAGCTTCAAACTTGCTTCTAAAATTCAGTCCCTGATGAGACTGTCTCAAAGCCTTGGACTTTGGGCTTCTCTTCAACGATTGCTTCTTCTGTTTCAAAGCCGTAGCCTTGTGCGGTTTTGTTGTATTCGACATGGTTGTGGATGATGACAGCTTCTGGTTGGATTTTTATACCAACACCAAAGGCTGCTGTTTCCCAACCACTGCAACGCATATTGACTTGTCCAGTTGTACCAGGGCCACATTTGTTCACCCTTTCCTTCTGATCTTCTGACATAGGAGATCCGTCAGGATTAAATAAAACAGGAGGTCGTTGTTTCCACTGCGTACCGTCTGCTCTTACCCCACCACCTTTCATCTTGGTTTTAACTTTGAAGTATGGTTGCCCATCTACTTCTGTGTACTCCCAAGGTAAAGGAGCAAGCTTAAACTTCTTGCTTGGAGTGGCAGCTTTAAGCTGACTCTTCCATCTTTCTAAAAGACCTGTTAACTGTTCTTCAGTTTGCTGTGATTTTTCTGGGTCGATAAGACATTCAACTTGCCAGATGCCAGAAGCATCAAACTTAGTGTCAGGTTCTACTAACCATGCAAATTGAAATAGACATACGGGTGTTGTGATGTTAAGAATTTCTGATTTAATCATTTGGAAATTTCTGTTGTAGTTTCTTTTAAAATCGTCTGCGGTAGACGTAACATTGATATTATCGTACATTTTTTATCTGTCATCCCTTTGTCAGCTAAATACATATGGTGCATCCAAGACTTCACAGATATTAAAATCCCCTAAATCTGGTGGTGTCGGTAATTTTCTAGGTTTATTAAGTTGTTGTACGGATTGATCGTATAGATCATCCAATACATTAAAGGTGTACATTTCAACAAAAGATTCTTTTACGGAAGAAATAAATTCTTCTATATCAGCAGCAGTAGAACCAAAACAATCATGAATTGTTGTGATATTCTTCAAGCCTTTTTTATGACTTTTCTCAAGGGCTAAATGTACATTAGCAGCGTCTAAACTATGGACAAAGTTAGCAGCAAAACTTCTTGTAGATTTATTACCATTCACTTCATCTGTCTGTTCATTAAGTGACAAGTACACAGTGCTGGTGCCTATTTTAGTCCTTATTTGTTTACTATTTTGGATGAAATAATTCTGATTCACATAAAACTTAGAAGGTGTATTCCACTTAATTGTTTTATGTTCATTGCCATAACATTTAGCAATGTCTGTTAAATATTCCATAATGGTTGATGACTTTGGACATACTTTTTTAACAGTCTGAACAATTTTTCTGGCTAGAAAATAGTTATGTGCAAAGCTATCTTTTTCCCAAGGTAGATCTACATCATGTTTATATAAATATTCTTTGATTGCTTTTGTAATTCCAAATAACGTACCACTATACGGAATGACCATTACTGGTCTTTTAACCAGCTTTCTAGTAATAACTTCCTTATTCTCAAACCACTCCACAGCTAACAGGTCTTCACTATCAGCAAGATCAGTTAATAATTCTGCCCTTACTTCATCATAAAGATCCTTTACCTCATCAGACTTAATAAGATTTACTTTGGCAGCAAGCTCTTCATCACAGGTCATGGCGGCAAAGTGTTGATACCCATTGTTAGTGCCGTCCAACAGAACAGGATGTTTTGATATAAACCCAAACCCTTCATCCAACAGATCAGCCCATTCAATACACCAGGCCACAAACTGAAATGGTTCGTCAGCATTTGCCCATAAACTAACAGTCGCTTCTGGATTGCTAGCCACCTGTCTTGCCAGTGCTGCCCCTTCTGTATTAGCCCACTCTATTCTTTCGGTGTAACTAGAACGACTCATGCCCCAGTGATTAGCCCCTGCTATCCCCAACCAATTCTTTGCCTTTTCATCATTAATGGCTGCACCATTATGGAACCTATGTAGTCCTCTGGATAGATCATTACCCTGTGGATTGAAGACTGCTGCTACCGGATAGATTCGTCCGGTAAAATCTGCTTGCCATACATGATAAAAAGGACCATCTTTGTAATACAGTGCAGTATCTAACAAAGTTAAACATTGAAATCGTTTCATCCTGTCGTGTGCGTTCTGATCATGGATTAAGCTGGCTGCCTTTCTCCACTTCAATCTTCCGTCTTCATTAATATCAATATCAAATGGTTTTGGTGGTAGTGGCAATGTTTCAGCATCAATTAAACAACCCACTTCTATACTTCTATCCCAACAGCTTTGAGCAATTTCAAGAACACTTGTATTCACTTCCCATTGCGTATTCTGTAGAGAGTTTAGTGCTTGAAAAAATGCTGTTGGTTTTTTCTCTGATACTTCTTCTAAGTAAGAGAGATCCCTACTCTTAATAGCTTTGATATGTTGCAGTCTTTTACTATGAAACCCACCATCAATGGTGCTAGACCATTCGATAGGTTGTTCTACACAGGGCATATAGATTGGATAGCTTGCAAACCTATTTACCCTTTGTCTCTTCATCCATTCGTTAATACTTTCCGTAAACTCCACATAGTTTTGTGTAGTCCTTCCCATTCTTTTTGATACGACCTTAACCATACCTAACGTATTAATAAGAAGATCCAATAGTTTCATGCCAATGCGTAGCTTCTCTTCCTTTGCCCAGTGTTTAAAAATAAACCCTCGACTATTCATATGACCTATCATCATATTGCGTCTATAACGTGGATGAGTTGTATCAGTGATATGTTTTTTTACCGCAGTGAAATGTCGTTTATCGCTTTCCTCAAAGACACTGAACCGCATCTCATCTTCTAACAAATGCCCTGTTTGTATGGCTATCTGTGTGGCTGTATTACCCTGTGATGCACCATCAATGATTGCCTTAAAAGAGATGTAAGCAACAACATCAATATCAGGAAATTCTGACAACCTTACAGCAGCAATAGCCTTCGGGCCTGGTTTTCCCCTCCAAGCCCTATTAATAAAAGACTGTATTGATTTTGATAATGGTGCAAGACCAGCAGCGATCATGCTTCTGGCATAATCATTCTCTGATTCTTTACCCTTCTGAATATTTAACTGGACTTTTCGTTGTCGGGAATCATACCCCCGATCACACATTTCTT